TGGCTTCACCGAGGTTGATTGTGGTGGGGTCGGCGAGATACGGGGTGTTGCCGCCGTCGCCGGTCCAGACCGCGTACTCGACGGCCTGTTGTTCCCCTGCGGTGAGGTGCGCTCGGGCTCGGCTCGTGATTTCGTCGAGGGTGTAGCCGACCTTCTTGCAGTGGAACGACCCGTAGACGGTGATCGGGTCGGCTTCGACTGGTTCGGGTTGGGTGGCGTACGTCTTCTCCTCGACGTCGCCGCCTTCACCCTCGCCGCCGCTTTCACCTTCGCCGCCGCCGGTGAGCGGTGCGCAGTCATCAACCCACAGGCCGGGGCGTTCACACGGCAGCGGTTCCCACTGCACCCCCAACTGTTCGTGGGGGTTGGTGACATCCGAGATGGAGGCGACGCTGAACAGGCCGTGCCGGTGCGGCTGCCGGACAGGTGCCGGGACCGTGACGCGCATTCAGGACTCTCCGATCGTCGAACAGGGGTGGGGGTTGTGGCCTGGCGAGGGGCGCGTGGGGGAATGTGTTCGCGGCTTCCCCTCACCAGGCCACGTATCGGCGGGCTAGAGGTCAGCCCTCGCCGCCGCCTTCGCCGCCCTCGCCTTCGCCCTCACCGGTCGAGCACGAGTCGGTGAAGCACGCGATCGGGTTGCCGCAGTGCGTGGCGCCGGACGGGCACACCGGGATCGTGACGACACGGGAGTCGGTGCAGAGGTTCGCGACGAGGAACGCCTGCTCGGTGAAGAGGCGTGTCATCTTGTTGCGCTTGAGCAGCTCGCTGTCGTAGAGCGTTTCGAGCTCGATGACGGGCTCCAGGCCACGCACCCACGCGCCCTCCCGGTACAGGAGGTAGCGGAGGTTGCAGGGCCAGGCGTGCGCGACACCCTTGGCGCCGACGACCTCGGTCTGCCAGCCCTTGACCCACTGGACACGGCCGACACCCCGGTCGTAGAACAGGCTGTTGATGTAGTCGTCGCTGATGCGCAGCAGGTCCACGCCCATGCGGTTGGCGAGGTCGGCGCGGATGATGCCCTTCGCCCAGCGCGGCAACACCACAACGGGCCGGTCACCGACGCCGAGCATGTAGTCGGCGCGCAGGTCCTCGACCTGGAACTCGATCGTGTTGAGGAGGGTGGCGGTGAAACCGGCGCCCTGGATCATCGGCGCGGTCTCTTCGTAGACGATCGGGGTGGACTCGGCCTCCATCTTCGCGATGGTGGCGGCGGAGATCCGGATGGCGTGGGCGACGAGCATGCCGCGCACGTAGCGTTCGGTCCACTCGGGGAATGACTTGGTCTGGAGGATCCCGGTGGTGAGGCAGGCACCCTCGACGCAGGCGCGGACCTCTTCCGGTTCGGGGCAGGGGATCTCCGCGCAGGGCTTCTCGACGCCGTCGATCAGCTCGTCCTCGCAGAACCCCCAGAGGGCGTCGGAGAAGTCGGAGAAGTCGGGGGACTTGAAGTACTGGATGCCGCCCCGCGTGATGCTGATCTCGGGAAGGGAGATGAGCTGGTCGGCGACCTCGGGCTCGCACAGGTCGTAGAGGACCTCGGAGGGGGCGCACCAACCGCCGTCGGCGGTGAGGACGTCGCGGTTGGGTCCGCGCTTCTCGAAGTCCTTGATCGCCTCCAACATGCGGGTGGTGACGGTGGCGGCGGACTCCTTACGGGTCACCGGCTCGGGCAGCGCGTCGAGGTGGGCGCGGGCGAACATCGCCGACCGGACACCCTGCGACACGGCGAGGGCTTCGGTGCGGCGGATCACCGCGTCAGCGACCGCCGAGGAGGTCTCGAAGCGGGCGCCGGCGGACACGCCGTTGATCTCAGCGCCGGCGGTGAGGCTGGTGTGCCAACGCTCCCGCTGAGCTTCCTTCGGGGCCTGCGGGGCAGGGGCCTTCGCGGCGATATCCGCCACCGACGGGCGACCGCTGGTGGCGTTCGCGGCCATCGCCAGCCCCGGCTCCGACTCGGTCACAGCAACAGGGGTGTGGGCCGGTGCAGCAGGCTCGGGCGACTGTTCCTGCTGCACCGGGGTCTGAGTAGCGGCCTGCTCAGCCTGGGCGGCGGCTTCGGCGGCCTGACGCTCAGCCTCGGCGCGCTGCTCCGCCTCCAGGCGGGCCTGCTCGGCGGCCTGCTCAGCGGCGGCGCGCCTCTGCCGGGCCTGCTCCGCAGCCTGCTGGGCTGCCGTGTTCGCGGCCTCAGCAGCATCCAGGGCGGACACGCGGTCACCGATCAACGGAAGCGCCTGCGAGATGCGGGACATCTCCTCGGTCACCTCGTCCGACGGCTCACTGTCACGGAGCTCGTCGAACCGGGCGAGGAGCTGGTCCTCCAGGGCGAGGAGTTCGTCGCGGTTCAGGTCGTTGATGTTCTCGGGGATCTCGGGCATTGCTGCCTCCACAGACTCGGGCGCATCCCCGTATCTGGGTCCCCCTCAACATGTGTCGCGACCTGGACATGAGAAAGAGGGAACGGGGACACGCAAAACCAACAAGTTTTGCGGTGTGCCCGGCCCCTCTTTGGAGCGCAGACGACACAACGATCACGCTGGGGTCGCAATCGTGCGTCCCAACCCGCGTCTACCGGCAGAATACCACGCTAGTTGCGGATAGTTGCGCAACCACAGGTTAGCGGGCCTGCTTCACCCGCCACTTGCCCTTGCGGATGTTGGCCTGGGTGATGGCGCGCTGCTTATCGGCGGTCTCCATCACCACACGACCGTTGACCACGACCTCGTACTTCGTTGCGCTCGCAGCAGCGGTCCTCTGCTCCTGCGCCCGCCTGCGGGCCGCACAGGGTGCACACGCCATCGTTAGCTCCTCCTCGCCTTCCGGTACTCGTCAACCTTGCGTGCCAGCGCCCTCTTGCGGGCGTTGGCCACAACCGCGTACGCCTTGGCCGCTTCCTGTTCGCGGCGGCGCTGCGCTTCTCTGGCTTCCAGTTCGTCGGCGATCGACACCGCCAACGCCTGCTCATCCAACGAACCGTCGGCGCGGATCGCCAACCTCGGAATGTGGGCGAGCATGTCCCGCGTGGCGCTGTCAGCCGACGCGGCGACCGCCACGGTGTCATCGCGTGCACCGGGGACGGGGAAGCCGGCCTTCTCCACACCGACGGCGGCCATGAGTTCGAGGTGGGCGGTGCGCCACTCCCCCGACAGCTTCCGCAACTGCGCCACCTGATCCACCGACAGGCCGGGCAGCAGCGAGCCCCGCACAGCGATACCGTGCTCGTCTTCGTAGGCGCGGACCACAGCGGCGGGGGTGCACACCTGTTCGTGGTAGTCGCGAGCCTCAGCGATGTCGGCGTCGATGGGTGCGTGGTCGCAGTCGACCAGGAGCACACCAGCGCGAACGGTTTTCCCTTCAGCGGTGGTGACGTCGCGGCTGTGGAACAAATCGTAGTTCACACGCGACCGTGGGGCGTAGACGTTTTCGTCGCGGATACCGACGTGCGGCACGTCCCACGGCGCGAGGTGCCCGTACACCTCACCGCGCGCGGTGACGGTGATCGGGGTGGGCCCGTCCAGGACGCGTGGGGTGAACCAGTCCGCCGGGGGTTGCTCGGGGGCGTTCGCGGCGGCTTCGGCGACGATCGCGGCGTGATCCAGAGTTGCGGAGGCGGTGATGCTGGTGAGGAGTTCCCGCAGTTCGGGTAGGTCGTCCAGGTCGTCGATGTCGTCGAGGTTGATGGTGCGGCCTCGGGTGTTGCGGAGTCGGCGGACGAGGTCGTCCACGTCGATCATGCGGGGCTCCGAGACGCGCGCACGCCGGCGCGTGGGGTCGCTGCTGCTGTTGCTGTTGTTGTCGCGTTTCCACGGCGGCACGATGTCGTCGTCGCGGAACTTGCTGGACAGCCGCTCATAGAGCGTGTTCAGGCGCCCCCGGATGCGGTCTCGCTCACGCTCGGGGATGTCGGCCTGGTTCAGGCGGGACGCGGCGGCGAACACGCCACGAGGAACGATCCGCAGGCGTCCGTTGATGACGTCAGCGAACCCCAGCTTGTACGCGGCCAGTGTTTCAGGGTCCCGCTCCGGGTCGCGGTACAGGAACGCCTGACTTAGGCGCTTGGCGTCCACATTGCCGTCGTCGTCGGTGGCCCAGTCCAGCACCCGTGTGCGGGCCTTCTGGCCGTCCCATTCGCGGTCACGGTCGGCGATCGGCAGGTCCGTATCGCCCACCACGGTCGCAGTCATCGTGTCCATATGCCCCCCTTCGATGGGTTGCGCCTCAGTGGGCGCAGTCTCGTGTTCCCCCACGACGTCGTGCTCGGTGTCAGCGGTGAGCCAGCTGGACCTGCCCAGCCCGTCGTCCACAGTGGCGCTGTCGGTGTAGCGCTCGATGTGTTCGTCGTAGTAGTAGCAGTCGCTGTCCGAGGTGATCGCGACGAGTTCGTCGAGCGTGGTCGGCGCCGCGCCCCGCTCATTGGGCCACATCCCGGTCGTAATGCGATGAAGATTGGCGCACGCGCCTTTGCGCTTTTGCGGGTTCTTGATGTACTTCCGCAGCTGTCGTTCGCAGCGGGTGAAATCCCCGCCGGTGCCCCAGCGGATCTTCGCCGCCCCCTCGCCTCGGGTCCAGTACTCCACGAGTTGTTGGGGCATCCGGGTCGGCAACGCCACCAACACCTCGTCGTCGGCGGCGAGGTTCTCGTACTCGTTCTGCATGGCTTCACGCTCCTGTTGGATCGCGTCGTCGGAGAGCCCGATCACCAAGTCACCCGCGACCGCGACCACAGCGCACCGGCAGTTCGCGACGAGGTGTACGGGCGCGGAAGGGTCACCGGGGAACCGCATCGGGAACCCGCCCACCTGGAACGGCTCCCCGGAAGCGACGATCTGGCGGTGCGCGGCGCGATGCTCGGGGCGGACACGGTCGTCGGGTGTGCCGTCCGGGCTCATCGCCGCCAGCCACATACGCCGCAACGGCTCCCCGAGTTCGGTTTCGGTGAAGTCGAGGGCGGTGGATTGGGCGAACCCGAACGCGCCGGTGGTTTCGGTGCGGGCGATCCGCTCCGCCCGAGCAGCCCATTCGTCGATGTTCAATGCTTCGGCGACGCGGGCCCGGAGTTGCTGCGGGGTCTCCCCTGTCTGGTAGCCGTCGGCGAGCGCGGCCTGCACGGTCTCCCACACCTGGTCCGGCACGTTCACCAGCCGATTAGAGACTTGGCGGACATAGTCGGCGGCGATCTCCCGCACCCGCTGTCGGGTCTGTCGCGGAACCGGGCGTGGCTCCGGTTTGCCGTCCTCTCGGGGGAGCCGGGAGAGCCGCGCAATGATCGCGCGGCGCACCGTGGTCTCGATCCAGTCGAGGATGCGGCGTACCGCTCGCGTCCACGCCTGCCGCGCGGCGGCGGTGATGGTCTCCGCGTTCGGGGCGGTGGTGCCGTCGCCGCTGTCGTCGTCGTTCGCCGCTAACGCCGCCACAAGCATCGCCGCCACCGCAGCGCGGCTGACTTGCTCGGCTTCGGTGTCCATCTGCTCCACCTCGGCATGCGCCTGTTGGTAGGCGCGGCGGAGGTCGTCGTCGCTAGGCATGGACGCACTCCTTCACGACATCGGCGAGCTGGTCAGGATGGTGCGGGCGTCGTTCGACGATCAGGTGGGTGACGTAGCGAGCAAGCGCGGCTTGCAGGCAGGTGGGGTCCGCGCCGTGCAGCGCGGCGATCCTGGGGACAGCGGAGAATCGGCCACCGAATAAGCGCTCGGCATGCTCGGCGGGGGTTTCGTGGGGGTCGCGTTCGGCGACGAGGTTGTGTTCGAGGTAGATGGCTTGGGTGTCGACGTGACGGGTCGCTGCCACGCGGGAGCGTTTCGCCTTGCGCCAGGCGGCGCCGGCGCGGCCGAGCGCTCCGGCGACGACGACGTCGCAGGCCGCGACGAGCGCAGCGGACACCGTCGGCGGCGCGGGTGGAGGGGCGCCCGGGTCGGCGTCGGATGCTGTGTCGGGTTCGGCGACCGGTCGGGTGTCGCTCGGCGCGGGTTCGGCG